CGAGCCGACCGTAGCGTTTACTGTGCCAACGGAATAGGCAGCGGGTGAGATGAACTGATTACGGCCAATCCGCCACGACCACAAGCGTTTACGGCGAATATCTCGGAATCTTGATTTAATGAACTGCTGTGCGAGCGTGGTCGGAAGTACAGGACTATAGAGCTGAAGTGCTCGCCACAGGTCGCTGTATGTTTCCTGCATTCACGCTCGCTCCGAGATCAGAGACCAATTAGGGTAAGTAGAAGGTTGTTGATGGCTCCGCCTGAGCTAAAGGTGATCGTGCCTCCTGAAGTAGTAGCTCCGACTGCACTTCCCGAAGCGGAACTGTCGATTGATACGCCCTGCAAAAGCTTCAAAGCGTTATCGGTATAGGTGTCGCCATTGTTCGCGATATTGACCTTGAGTGTGACAAGGCGTTTCGCACCAATGGTCGAGACACGTCGAGTTCCAGCGACAACGGTTGCAGCGGCCATTAGAGCACCTCGCCATCATCCAAGGTTAGTGAACAGCCAACGGTTGCGGCGGTGGTCGTGCCGGCAGTGATAATCCAGCCAACAATTTTGTTGGTGGGAGCCGTGCCAAGTGTCGTGGCGTTGGTGTCGGAAAGCGTCGAGTTGTTGGCAATTACCGCTCCGCCAACCGCACCCGCTGTGTTGGTTCCGGCGTAGACAAGAACCGCTGCTCCACCGATCTGCATCGCCATGTAGTTGCCAGCGGCAGTGATACCCGGAGCACGTCCCGCCACACCGTTCAACCCAGCGGCGTTTGTGGCGTCGGCGTTCTTCGAAGTGACTTTATAGGCGGTACGAGATGCCCAATAGACAACCCCGTTCGCCACGGTCGAACCGGAAGCGGCATCGACCTGCACGATCTGATAGCGCTTGCCGCTCGTGTGCGTGAACTTTTTGCCAAGTTCCCCGGGCTTATAAAGGCTCGTCTGATTGAAGAAGGTTTCAGGGTCACCTGTCGAGAGATAAATAGTTTGATCTGCAATGACTGCTGGCATGTTCGTCTCCTCCTTATCCCGTAATCCCATAGAGGGCTTTATGATAGCGCGGACCAGGAACGGAGATTTGGCACGACGCGAGAACCTGCCCGGAAACCTTGGTGTTGCCCTGGGCAGGCTTGAAGCCAGTGAATCCAAAGCCAAACATTGGGTCATCGCTCACATAGAAGCGGAGGAAGGGTTTGCGGGCGTTAATCCACCACAGCGTTTCGGAGGTGAGCGTTGGGTACGCGGTTACGGCACCTTGTGACATGACCGTGAGTGCGGTCACAGCATTCTTATCGCTCGTGCCGCTGATGGCGCTGCCGGGAGTATAACGGCTCTTGATGAGCGTCGCGGAATTGAACTTCAGTCCATTGAATCCGATGGCAGGATCTTGTGTGTCATTGAACCGTTGCTGTGTCTGGAATTTTTCCTTGACGTAGGAATAGCCTAAAACGGTTGTTGAGCCCAGATTGGGTTCAATATTTCCGATGGTCGCTCCGCCATAGGATTCTTCAAGAGTGTTGTACTCAATGGTACCGTTTACGTTCAGAGGTACGGAATTGAGAGCCGCTCCGACAGCGCCATTACGGGTGATTCCTCCATACGTCGCGTATGTGGAACCATCAAAGCTGTTTGTGGTGCCGTCATTCAAGGCTTCGGCGAGTCCGTTGAAATTGGAGGTATAACCTGCCTGAGTGCCGTTCAGGTATTGCAGAATCGACATTTGCGCGCCCATAGTCATATAGGCGTTGGTCATACGACTGTCGATAAGCCGGAACGCGGCTCGCGGCCCCTTGTTCAGCACCTTGATATCTTCGAGCGACATAGTGACGTTCACTTCGAAGAACTTCATATTGAGCTGATAGGCTTGCTCGACCTGCTTTTCCGAAATGTTGAATTCCTGACCCTTGGCGTATGGTCCGCCAATCAATCCATCGTAGTAGAAACCTTCCTGAATCAGCGTACCGCCTTCGAAATCATCTTTCACGTTGAGTTTCAGGTATGCGAGAAGCGGATCTGCCTGAAAAACGTTGTCGATAAGTGCCGGGGTATCTTGAATGAAGCGTTCCGTCGCAACATTCAATTGATCTAGTTCTGCCATCTTTCGCCTTGAAGTGGACTAGCGCGTTCGAGGCGCGTCCACGAATGGTAAATTACGGTAGTGCAAAATGCCTTGTCTACACCTTACTGCTTATTCGCGGTCGTCCAAGCCTCGGCAAAGTTCGCAGAACGCTGGGCATCCGACAGTTTCGTTGGCACCGTTGTTCCAGCAGCGGGGCGATTGTGATCGAAGACGGGATGAAATGCCCGGCTACCTTCTCCCGGCACCTCGCGCTTCGACATGCCTTCGCGCACGCCTTCCTCGCGAGCTGCCTTGATGCGCTCTTCGACATTCTTCGCTTCCGCTTCCTTCACCCTTGGAGCGATGTACTGCTCATAGGCTCGATCTACCGTCAGTCCCTGATCAAGCGCAATCTTCTCAATGGCATCCGTGTCGAGTTCTTCGCCAAACTTTGCGGCATGGCGCGAACTGATACGTCCCATCTGCTTGATGACTTGAATCATGCGGCCTTCCCGTTCCTCAATCTCTTTCTTCGTCAATCCCGTTGGGGTTGGCGGATTGGGGTTCGGGTTATTCGGATTCGCACGCAATTGCTTCAATTCCTCTTCCCGAGCCGCATCGACCTGGACGGCATTTTCATACCATTCTTTCCAAGTCTTGATTTGCGCTTCGGTATCAGTCTTGAGTTTGCGGGTTTCATCCATCGCACGACTATAGTCGGACTGCCGTTTTGTTCCGTTGTTCAACTCTGTCGCGAATTTTTCATTCTCTGCAACCTTCGTGAGCGTGGCCAAATCTTCTGCGGATAGCCCCGCCGTCTGAGCAAGTTCCAGTAGATATGCTTTCGCTGCTGCTGTAGCCATTTTGTTTTCCTTTCACTCCGCCAGCGCCTTCGTTCACCCGTATTACTGTGGGGGAATCGGTCCAGCACCTGGAGGTCCAGCTTGGCTAGGAGGCGCAGGCATCCCGCCTGTCGCACCCGCTGGTCCCGAAGGAGGCGGTTGCTGGGCTGGTCCTGCTCCGCTAGCCAAAGATTGTGTTGGGTTGCCGCTCGCTTGTTTCAGGCTCGAAACGACGCCTAGACGCATTGAAGCGATGATCTGCGCGGCAACCGGAACGAAACTCGGCAACATGTGACCGATGCTTGTCAAAATCTGTTCCGCCAATTGGGCATGTTCCAAAACGATTTGCATCAGTTGCCCGGTCGGTGGGGTACCTGTAGGCGTGCCCGCTAGTTTCGATAGGTCAGGAGCTTTTTTGTCCGAAAGAGAAGGTGGAAGCGGAGGAGGGCTATCGAGACGGCTGGAACGGGTCGGACTGTCCTGGGATTGCAGCATCAAAGGTCACGTAATGGCTTCGGCCAATTACATCTTCTTTCCTTTTGGCCCATGCGAGTAGCCGCCCTTTTTGCCTTTCTGGGCGTGCTTCATCTTTCCGAGGCCGGGCTGCTTCGAACCGTGCGGAGTCGCAATGCTGTTGTTGGGAGAGCCTCCCACCAGATTACCCTTTACCATTTCTATTTGCTCCTTCGGGGAATGCTGGCCCCTGCCTTTCGTGCTTTCGACAAAAGAATCGCGGTGCGCTGTTTTGCAGCGTCACTCGCTCCAAACTTTCGCGCCGTTTTGGCAAGCTGTTTCGGCGGATTCACCTTCATTTCGTGGCCCACCGACTCTAAAATTTCTCGATTGCCCATGTTACTTATGCCGAGCCTTGCCTGCGTTGATTGCGAAATTCGCTTCCTTGCCTAACTTCCCGCCCGCGTTTTTCTCTTTGCGAGCGAAGGCTTGCGTGGACATGCCCGCTTTCTTGGCTTTTGCGCCAAACTTGCCGACAGTGCCACGTCGCTCCATTGACTCTCGCGCCGCTTGCATCCACTTCCGAGCCATACCCGGATAGTGAAACGTAGTTGGTGAGAGGCGTCAAGACCGTTCACAGCAACGGGATATTGAAGCCTCCCGACAAGATCACATTCGAAGACGAGATCGACAGGCTATAGTTTGAATTGACGTAATCCCGCACAGCAGCACGAATAGCATTGTCAATGAGCAATCCACTTACAAGATTTGGGCTTCCGACATAGGCATTCGTACTGGTATTTACCGCCGTGCCCGCATTGTCGAAGCACACATCCACTCCGACTGTGAGCTGTTCGGCACTACTCACGATATTGTCTGCAATTCCACTGACTCGTGCGTATACGTACATGATGGTCTCCTTATTGAACTACGCAAAATGAACCGCTCTGAATCTGTAACTGAGCCGCCGCGCTGGATTTGGCTAAAAGATTCACTGTCCCAGCGTTAGCTCCATTTTGCAGCGCAAACGATACACTGGCATCAAAGTTCGTGCCGGAAGTGGTTACAGCGGTGCCTAGGCTTGTACTATAGGCCGTGGCCACGGAATTATTGGCTGTGCCCAAGATGATCGGCAAGGATAAGCCATAGATAACAGAAGTCGGGCTGGCTGGCCCCGTAAATTCGATATTCAGTCCACCTGTCGCAGCCGCTTGGTAGTACAAATGGCACGTTGCGAGATACGTGGTATTCGCTTTGACGGCCCATTGAATGGTGTTTCCACCCGCCACGTTGGTGAACGAAGTTGTCGAGTTGGTATATTGAGACGTCAGATTGAACGTCTGGGGAAGGCGTTGGTCACCCTGGTTGTTCGGATTATAGTGAATGAAATGGTCACTGCCATCTGGACATAATAGATTGAAGCCAGTACCGCCCGAAGCAGGACAAGACGTACTCTCATTCAACCTAAATCCAGCCCAACTCTGTGTCAAAAAGGAGTCATTCGAGTCCTTGGAGATTTGCACATTGCCGGTTTGCGCTTCGTTCTCAAGGACAAACAGTCCACGACGAGGCATGCGCAGAGAACCTACAGGTGGAAGAGTATCCGAGGTAGTATCTCCGATAGCTAGCGCATTGGCTTCAATGGTGAATGGCAAAGGCGCAGCAGTCGAATCTCCACCGAAGTTATGGTGCGGAACGTAGTTCCCTGTGAAGGTTCTGCCGCTGATGTGGTCGTTGATGAGTGTGCCCGTTCCCGCACCACCTGCCACGGTCCAATCGACCACCATGTTCGAGATTTGAATCGAGGAGGTCTTGCCTGCCCCAGATTGGCTGATATCGACCGCTGTCGCGCCGCTGCCTTTGAGCCTCATGTAGACGGAATCGAGATGCACGCCAGTCGTATCGACGATCTTGATGCCGACATCATTCGTGCCGCCGCCTTCGATGTACCCTCTAAATCGGATGTTCCCAAGGTTGAAAGGCAACGTTCCTGCCCCACCAGCAAGCTCTAGGTTGGCAATGCCCGTTCCCGGATGGTTGATATAACCGCCATTCCAGTCAATCGCGTAGGTCGAAGTTCCTGCCGCCGTGTTGAACGCAATCTTGGCCGGATGACATCCTGTTAGGAACGTGCAATCGACAGTCACATTCTCCAGAGAAAGCGGACCAGTTCCACCACTGCCACCACTGTTGTTTTCAATCTTTACGCCGGTCTGGTTGCCACCGGGCAGAATGAAAATATTTGAGATCTGTCCCATATTGTTGATTGTGCAGATGTCGAGATCGTTAGTGGCTGTTCCTCCGCCTTGCCCTTGAATCCAAAAGTCATCGAGAGTGACATAATTCCCGACAGAACCGCTTGTGCAGATGGAAGACGTTTGCCCGATGATATTCGTTACTGTAGCGGAAGATGCCAAGAGAATCGCTGCACCACTAGTGCGCGAACCGCCCAAAGTCCCAACGTTGTGCCCGCGAATACCCGAGGCTGGAGCGGTATCGATGCAGTCTCCGCTCGTCACATTGCAGGTCAAAACCACATCTGGCATGAGCCATAGCAAAATGGATTGTGTATTCGTTCCTAAAGTGATCGTCGAAGTGAAGGTTTCGCGGAAACCGGATTTGACCCAGACGATACCGCCAAGGGCTCCTGAATTGAGAATATCGGTCTGCGCTGCTTCGATAGTCGTAAACTCTCCGCCTCCACTGCCAACGAAGCGAATATTCTCAAAGCTCTTGAAGGTGTTTGCCCCAGTGAAGTTGTTATTGGCAGTTAAAGAAGCCGATGGATTTGTAAGTTGCGGGACCGGAAGAGGCGTTGCTGGCCGAGCCGCTGCCAAAATCGGAGCAGGAACGCTATGGGATGCCGCAGCAGGCCGATGCCACAATTCAAAGGCAAGACCTAAACCTGTGAGAATGGCGATTGTGATAACAAGGGCAACTAGAGCTTTGTGGGGCATGGGTTATCTCCGAAAATACAAGACATTGAACTTGTCGCCAGCAGTGCCGTTTACGTAGATCGTCTGTAAATCGTAAGGTGCAGGCGATTCGGTCTGCGGAAGAAAGAATGTGGCACCGGGAGCAAGCGATACACCTGCTTTTGCACCTGAGCCGATTGTGACATCGGAACCGCCGATACCTCCACCAGCGGCGTTATTCGTAGAAAGTGCCTGGATATTGACCCAAGTAGCTCCTTGGCGAGTTCCAGCGGGTGAAAGAGGAACGGCAGTGGAAGTGACGGCGATAGTAACTTGTGTTTCGTAAAGCATCAGTTGCCTCCCTGTTTCGGCAGAGCGAACGGTCGTTTGGAATATTTCTGCATGGCCTCCGCCTTTACCTTCATCTGGTTATCTGCCCAGATATGCATCCCCTGTCCGATTAAACGTAGCAGAACTGCGGAATCTGCGACATTCGTTTCGACGGTGACAAGCGATGTAGATAGGTCCATCTCAATCGTCACCGCCAGTTTTTTTTGGTTTGCGCCGTTGTCGATGCGTGTCGGGTCACCCATTATTTGCTTTCCGTTATATTCCCACCTGGTTTCATTTTTGGCATGGTTTCAGCAGTGGCTTTTCTGCCGGTAGTTCCAGTGTTAATCATAATCCCCATTTGCTGCATAGCTTGAAGGCGGTCAGTAATGGTCACCTCGCCATTTGGCGGTGAGCCTGCATTGGGAATGCCCAATTTCTCAAAAAGTGTCCAAACATCAAGTACGCCAGCGCGAAATAGTTGAATGTAGAGGAGCTTGCTAGTGACTTCACTGGCACTCAATAGTGAGCCAGGAGCCACATCATAGGTGAATTGACGCAGAAATTCTCTAGCCCGGATATGCCGTGGCCGTAAGGTTCCAGAACGCTCGTCTTCCTGTGACAGAAATGCGGGAATCATTGTTCCAGGGTCGTGGTCAGCATCTTCGAACGTCATGGCCTCTGGACCGAGCAAGGCTATTCTCTGTTCCAGCGAAACAAACTGGAACACATTCGAAAGCGTCATCATAGCGAATTCACGCAGCGAGGCTTCAAGGACGCGAGAACGCATCTTGATTGCCGGAGACATGGTTTCAAGAATCTTTTCAATTGTCTCGCTGGCGGGAATCTGGCCGAGATTCATAAGCTGCGTGACATCGCCAACGCCAGACAGGTCTTTCATGCGCTCGCGCAAGTCTAGGATGCTTTCTTTGACGGCGGGGTCAAGAGGCTGTGCATATACCAGTTCTGCGGCCTTTCCCGCTACGGGATTCGTGCGCATCTTGAGGCCAGCGCGACGAGTATCAATGGCGTTCATCGCGGCACGGCTTAAAGCATTTTTGTCCGCTACAAGATCGGGACGGAAGACTTTCTGGTTATGGTCGGAAACGCCGCGCATCAAGCGGTTTAATTCATATTGCAAGGGCAAAATATCCATCAGCGGCGGCTTGCCAAGCCAGGTCCAGGGCCAAGGGTCGAGCGTGATTTTAATAAGAGGAAAGAGGCCATGCCAGTAGATCGAAGGGCCGTCCCTAAGAACCCCCGAACGCACAAAGGTGATCGACCGTCCACGCGGATAAATCATCTCCCCAGGTTCAACCCAGTAGGACCAGTTGGGATGCTTGCCGCCTTCTGGTTCGCCTTCGCCTACCCAAACCTTTGCGCCTGTTTCGTTGCGCCGGTTGTCCTTGAGGTAGATTGTGAATACGTCGGCGGAAGGAATGGTCATGTGGGCTTGCGGCTTGCCACCGAGCGAAGCCCACAAGTTCTGCATGAAGCCGCTCGAAAGGCCGAGGCGCGTCATGACGCTCTGCGCTTTCACTGACTTTTCAAGGGTTGCAGCGGACATGTCGCGGTCGGCTTTGATAAGTCCCGCAACCCACTGCCTTGGATAACGGTCTCGCAGGTAGTTGAGAGGCCGTTCCCGGCGAACGATGACGCCGAATGCTTCCTGCAAGGAAAGGTTATTGGCGGGACGAATCGGCAAAACATCGCGAGGGTCTTCCGCGATAAGGTCATTATCGCCTAGGAGTTCCGAGTAGACCAGATGCCCAAACCCACTTCCACCGACTTCGGCGTACTTGATGCAATCGGCAAACTTCAGGTCGATGAGTCTTTGCGTCCACCAGTGTTTCGTGATCTTGTTAGATTGCACGGACTGGTTTTCGAACTTTTTGTTGTAGGTGTGATAGTCCCAGAAGGGCTTGATATCCGTCATCGCCCCCGCAAAGTCGAGTGCGATTTTCCCGGTCTGGTTATCGACGATCTTGCTGGCGCTTCCCGGCACGGCATCGCGGGTATAGTCGCCCATGATGGCGTCGATGGTGTCCGAGATTTGCGAATATCCCGGCTGAGATTTTATGAAAGTTTCGCCTTCCGCGATGGCGTCGATAGCCCAGCCGAGAACGCTTGAAAGGTGTTTGCGGTCCTGTTCGGAAGCGTTCAGCCCGCCTTGAGGCGCATTCGGTTCGGCCATCTAGGTATGACACTTTCCGCGAAAGGTATCATCGAATCCACGCCCGGAACCTCGGTCGAAATGCGAAGCCTCATGAACTACTCCATTCTGCCTTGAAAAGGATTCCACTTCGCGGAAAGACTTTAGCACGATGCGCTCATATCCTTTTGGGGTGGGCTTGTCGTTGCGGGCGGGATACGATAGTTCGCCGTTCGGCTTGCGGAAAACGACTACAGCATCGCGTTCGGAAAGTTGCAGCGGAGAGCGGGCGGGACGAAAGACTTGCTCGAAGACGCCGTTATCCTCGTGGTGCAGAATCTGCGGAGGAATGCGCATAACAAAGAAGTCGGTGACTTCCGTTCCGCAAACGGAACAAACGAGATCGAGCATTCTGGGCATGGTTACTTGGTTGGCTTCGCGAGTTTCGCCTTGGCTTTACCCTTGGCACCTTTGGCGGCACTGATTTTCCCCATGGAGCCACCTTTTCCGACCGTGCCTCCGCTCATACCGAACTTTTCCTTGAACTCCTTACCTTCTTTGGCCATGTAGTGTTCCTTTCTAGGATTTGACTGCCTTGAAAATGTGAGGGGCATTCTCGGCCCCGCTCAAGCGATGCACGATGCCGCGTGGACCTTTGGATGGAGCGTGGTGGCCGGAGAACGTGGCACGGTCCATATCCGAGAGATAACGCTGATTGTGTTCGTAATCGGTCTCCGGGCGCGTCGATTCGCTAATATCCGGTGGAATGGGCGACTTTGGCTGTTTTGGCATCGGTCCTCCTAGTAGGGTCGCAACCCAACACTTTTTTCAAGCCCTTGAATGACTTCTTTTTTGACGTACTCCTCGAAAGTCTTGCGTTCCGACTTGGCTCGGCTCGTACACCGTGCGAGAACCCGTTCGTTCAGTTCTACCGTGACTCCCGCGACCTGCAACTCCACTACAACTTTGATCTTCTGGAGGGCCATGTTCGCATCGGTTATGATATGGCCTCCGGTAATCCGTTCAAGATGTGAGCGTTGCTCATCATTGAAATATAAACCTCGCCCACTGGTATGGTTCACACAGGAACGCAATCGGTCGGAGAGCGTCTTTTCAAGCGATTGCTTGACTGTCTTCGACTGGGCTTCGTATTGCACCACCACATCTTCAGGAATGCTCAACTGTACGCGGACACGAGTGTCCTTTGAAGGCGGTTCAACGATAACGGATGGAGCTGTAGGCACTTTATCTCCCGAGGCGAGCGTAGCATAGAAGTGTTTCGGGTCAACAGGTTTCGCATCTGGGCCAATGATGAGGTAGGAGACGTTCTGCTCGTCTAGAAGCTTCACCGACTGTAAAAGCGCTGCATCTTTGCCATCCCAGAAAATGAGCGCTCGATCTGCTTCGACTTTCAGGTTAGGCCGAGTCGCCTGCCATTTGATGGAGTGCATCTGAAACGGAAACTCGGTGGCGCGCTTCAAGAGCGCATGGCCAACCCCATATACCGAGGCGATGGCATAGTCGGCATGGGGAGTAAGTCCCAGCCGATCCACAACCGCATCGAAATTCAGATAGTTGTAACTGGCAAGAAACAGCACTCGGTCTGTAGTGCTTGCGGTTTCCGTCATTCGTTGTCTCCTAGTGCTGCAACTCGTTCATCCCAGGCATTGACCATATCTTCATACGACATGTCTGTGGCTTCCCATTTCGGTTCGTTCATGTCGATGGGCCGTTCAAGTGGTTCCACATCTTCGCGGTTGGCCCAGTCATTCAAAGCCCATAGATTAAACAACATGGACATAACTCTATCGTCATGCCTGCCATACCGGGCTTCTCCAATCAGCAAGTAGGCATCGGCGATGCAATCGGCCATTTCCTCGACAAGCCACTTTGAGTTAAGGACCACGCGGCGTTTTGCGATGTGGTGCAAACCGCGCATCCACAAATCTTTGTTGGCGGAACGGCTTGAATACCACCAGAACTGCTGAGTTCTCTTCGGAGCAGCCCCGCCCCATTGCGTCCAAGCCCAGAGATTTGAATAGTTGAATTTGTCTATGAGTTCACGGAGAGTTACCGCTCCCGGCCCCGTGACTTCGCCGATGAGTAGCGCGAAGCCGTCTTCCTGCGAACCGGCGTAGAGTTGGCCAATCGTTGCAGCAATCGGTGCGATATCGATTGCGTCCATCGGCGCTGCAAATTCCGCCACCTGCACGTCTGGTTCTCCACCTCGTCCGGCGCGAAATACTTCAATGACCGCATTGTCCGTTTCGGTATCGGCATCGGTGCGAAATTCTCTGGACCATCCGGGCCTTCCGACTGTGGGATCGATGGAAACGCAATAGGTTGCGAACTGTCTCGGTTCTTCCCAAACAAAAAGCAGGCCCCTCTCATCCGTGTCGGTTGGATCTTCCACCTGATACGGAGTTACCGTTCTGTTGCCGATGCGCCATGACTTTGGTTCATTCACTACGAACATCCTCAGGCTCTACCAGCAATCGCACTTTCAATTTATCGACAAGCCAGTTGGCATCCGCAATGGTCAGGTCTTTTGAGAACACATAGCTGATTCCATATTCGTTCGTTTGTGGAGGACGCCTATAAAGAATGACAAGGGCATCGGTAGATTCGTTTTGTGACGCGATTTCAGTAGCCCGAATTAAAGTCTCGGTCACATCGCCGGATTGGAAACGCTGATTATTCATAGAGGATTCGCTACCCAAATAGACCCTACTGGATTTTTTGCATTAGGGAACAGCAGATTGACCGCATCTTTGACGCCGGGCCAAAGATTATCGTAGTCATGGCCGCAAAGGACGCCATTTGGCGCAAGAAAGGGTTCCCATGCCCGAATATCCGCTTTGACGCTTTCGGCATCGTGCGCTCCATCGATGAAAATCAGATCGAAACGCATATCTTTCGGAATATCTTTTACTGCTTCTATACTTGATTTGCGGATGGCTCCCACGTTGTCGAGGCCGATCATGTTGATGCGAAACTCATCCCAAAGCCAGTCAGGATTGTTCTTGTTCTCGGCGATGCCTTTGGCGAATTCGGCTGCTGTGGCGACATCACCGGACGGTCCCCAAGTATCGATGCAAGTCAGATGGCCTTTGGTGTTTTCCGCTAAGGCGCGTGCCGAACGGCCTTTCCAACTGCCGATTTCAAGAAGATTTTGCGATTGCTCCGCTTTTTCGGCGAGCCACAACAGTTCTTCTGGAGACATCCAACCATCGATGACGAGAGCACTTCGGATACGCACATCAAACTTGTCGAGTGTCAATGTGGACTGAAATGGATAAGAGTCCTGCGGAATCTCGTAGTAGTCGCCATTGCGGCCCCAATGCCGGCAAAGCACGCCGCCATGAGCGAGGATTCTGCCGCCGTGAGCGGTGAGTTTTCGGCAAAAGTAAATGTCATCGGTCATGGCTCCGCGAACGACATCATCGGCAAGATCATCGGCAGTAGCGACGCCTTCCTCGATAAACGCATCGGCGGTATTGATGTCGCGGAACCACGGCTTCGGAAGGTTCGCGAAAACGCTGGTGCGAATCAAAAGACAGCCTGTTCCTATCTCCGCGCATTCAAAGACTTGACCCGCTTTCCAGGTCCAGTGCGCACCCATGTTCGGAGCAAGGAAGACCATCGGTTCGCAGGTCACAGCCCTTCTTGGATAGATGCCGCCGACAGCGCTCATTTCGGGATGTTCTTCGAGGGCGCGAATCAGTTTCACGATGGATTCGGGAGGTGGTTCGGTATCGTCGTCGAGCATCCAGATGTACTGGGCTTTCGAGTCGATGGCGATCTGCACCAGCTTTTCGCGGGCTTGTTCTCTGGTTAAGGTTCCACCCGGATGACGCGAGCAGTTTACCGCTGTCATGGCATAGCGGGTGTTCATGGGCCAGATCAGCGAAGTCAGCGCCATACTCCATTCCGGGGGAACGTACCTACCGGCGAATGGGATGCCTACAAGGACTTTCAGTTTGTAATCGCTGGGCGAGATTGCCAAATTCCCTCCTAAGAAGCGAGTTGCACAGTATCGAAACGGTAACTTATTCCATCGTGTAGATGAGAACGGTAGTACTCCAGGGTGTCGTAACCAAATGCGCTTTTTGTCCTATGTTGGAATGATTCCTCAATAGTGGCGCTGTAATTGGTGTAAAAAATAGCTAGATTATTAGATAGATAATATTCATCTCTGGTACTCTGCCACCAGTAGAGCTGTTCTTTCGTGAGAAAGACGGAGCGGCCCACGTATTGTGCGGAGGTGTCGTGAACGCGTTCGGCATGAGCCATGGCTTCAGCGGAAGGCGTCCAATCAACCGGGGGCGTGGCGCGATACTTTCTAATCTCGGCATACCAGGGAAGAAATACCAGAGACCAGCGGCGGATCTTATGCTTTTGCAGTTTTAGGATTTGCTGATGCCACCAGTTGCCACGGCCCTGTGGAGTGGACTCCAGTAACGCAAAAGCTCTGATCGATTGTGGGATGGTCGGCATCCAGTCATGTTCGATGATGCCAGGATACGGCCAACTGGCGCATTCGGTGAGGTGAGTCACATCGAACTGGCGGCCTTGGCCTAAGCCGGACTTTTGTGTTCCGAGCTGGTAGATGACTCTACTGCCTAATTTGTCGAAAAAGATGTGCTGCGCTTTCTCATCGAAGCCGATAGAAGGACTTAAATAGAATGGTAGGTTGTCGATGATGAGTTTATCGCGGTCATACAGTTCAAGAATCTTATCTTCATCGACGGAAGCGGCCATGGCGCGAATGAATTTGCGCGATGACATGGCATGTACGCTGATACCGCGGCCAATAGCAGTTGCCCCTAATTGGCGCGCCTTGTTCAAAAATATGAGGATGCCATCGACAGACTCGCCACGCGCATAAGCCTCAAGCATCGCATCTTCAATTACCGAAATGGCTCTCAGGAGAAGTTCCTGGGACTCCCAGAGAGAATCAAATCGTGCCAGCCCGCCTTGGTCTTGAATCAGCGAGGCGTATCTGAGCCAATACCTGAAATCCATGGCGCAGAGGATCTGTTCATTGCGGATGAAGGCGCTTTCCTCGGAAGTGAACGACCGTGTAAACGAGCCATCCGGTTTGACGAGTTTCTCAAGATCGGTTCGGCGGGAAGCGGATTCCCCGACTTCATACCGCTTGAGTTCCTTCTTATTCGCGGCGCTCCACTTCTCCATCGCCGCACTAACGGAAGTTGTCGAGTACATCTTCGTCCTCTTCGCTCTTACCCGACCGCGCCTGCTCGATCTCGTTCTTCAATGTGGACAGATCATCCGAGTAGCTGACATCCGCTTCCTCGCCCTTCAATTCCTTGGCAGTCGGCTCCGTCATTCTGAACCCGTACTCCAATTGCAAATACTGCTCGATGGCGACCGCTATCCTACGTAACTCCTTCACCAGCAGCTTCACATCCGGGTTGATCTCGATGAAGCTCATTTCGCGTCCAGAACCTCATGCACGCCGCCGACGACATCCTCCATGCTGGGCATGCCATTGTTGTTCTGAATCGCTACCAGCGGCCCCCTCTGTCCCGTCAGCTTCAGCGTATCGAACAACAGCTTCCGGGCATCGGAATCGCCGATCTTCCTGAGCGTTCCCGAGCCATCGCAGGTCAAACATTTCTCCCACTTCAGCCGTCCTTCCGAATCAAGCGCCTGCGCCAAAATCTTCCGCTTGCCCTCTTCCTCCACGGTCTCTTCCATAACCGGTACCACCGCAACCCCATCCACCTTGAATCCGCGGCACCCTTGGCACGTCACTTCCCGCGACTTCGCATCCACCGCCACATCCTCCAAAACCTGCGGCACGTGTTCGCTCATCCGCAATAACCCCTGCTCCAGCCTCCCCCGCGTCACCATCTGCAATACCGCCGCATAACTCAACCCCACCGCCCCCGCCATCTGCGGCAAACTTCGCTTCCGCGTCGAAGGGTCCAGCATCATCGCCAAAAGCAACCGCGCCTTCTCGTCCTCACTCCCCTCAAATACCGCGAGCCACTCCTCCCGGCTCAAGGACGCCTGCAACCTGCGAAACACATGGTCCTTCCGCGCCGGCGACTTCCGATTCACTACAACCATCTCGCCCGTCTCTTTATCCCGTACCACCTTCCGCCCCTTCATGCCTTCACGACCACGCGACGGTCCAAACCAAAGTCACTAGCTTTAATTTTGGCCATCCGTCCATCCGCATGATGCCAAACGATTCCTTCCATGTTTTTGTCGGCGAACCACTCCTTCAACTCCTCGAATCCCTTGGGAGCATCCAGAACTACAGCGCCGTGTGGAAGGAGTGTGTCCTTCTCCAAGCCTTCTGGGTTTCCCTGAAAATGCGGTCCACAGGCTTCGTACGTCCCATCAGGAATCAAATGCTCTAGGACTTTGTAGTTGTCGAATGCCACCCGCTGCCATTTGTATTGCGGGTCATTCCCAGCCGGCACCCACCCTGGCCAATGCCCTGTTTTTGCATCAGGCTCTTGCGATGGCTCAAAATTAGCTGGCGGCTTCTTCCCGTTCTTGGCGTCATACCGACAAAACAACTCACAATTCCGCACCATTACCGCTGACCCA